GCCCGACCCTATAAGGCGATGAAGGAATTCTATGGGCGGTACGCGGTCAAACCCACGAAAGCTGGACAGAGTGCCACGCACGAATGCATGAACATACTTTTTCTTTTCACGTAGCACCCGAGCGCGTCCCGCATCGGACACAACAAATTCTACATTGTCTAGCCAGACTTGTTTAGCGTGGGCAACAACTAGGCCTTTAAATTTTCCTTCACGTGATTTGATTGAATACATGCCATTGTGCAAGTTACGGTATACATCGACTTTCATTTTACAGGTTCCTTTCTGTTAATGGTTAGATTGAGGCAAACAATAGAGCAGCGTATAGCATTGCGAAGATTGCGATTGCGCCTAGTAAGTCAGTGATAAAGTTAAACATGGTTATAAGTCCTCAACGTTATGGGTTAGATTAGTGTGTAATGAATACCACGGGTTTTTTAGAAGTCCAACATAAACCACAAGCACCACAATCGGACACCTTGTCAGTCTGGACAGGACAGATGAAAGCTTGCTTATTCTCGACAGCTTGCATCGCCCGTACATCATCTGCAGAATTTGCAGTCATCTTGTCGTGATTGAAGTTACCAGAAAAACGGACTTGGAAACGATCAGACATTGAACGTAGCGACCAGATAGCTTGACCAATAGCTTGTTCAGTAGGGTCTGCCGCGTCTGGCTGGTTTGCAGTGTAACCATAGACATTCAATGCAGGGAATTGACCTAGCCACTTGGCCCACTTGGCAACATAGCCGACAGAATAGAAGTCACCAAGAACATGCAGACGTACAAGAAAACCCTTTGGGTGCTTGCGCTGCAATTCTGCTAATTCAGTTTCCAGCATTGCTTCTAGTTCTGGACCTGCTTGGTAGCGGTAGGCGTACATCATGTTATTGCCATAACAGTCAGCCCAATGGGCACATGAACGTGGGCAGGTAGCGCGTTCTTCAAGGGTTAGCGTGTAGATTGGCATTCCCTTTAGGTGACCTTTGGTGACTTTCTTGCCAAGTTTAACGTTAGTTGACTTTTTGATAAGCAATTCGGTTTTGCCCATTGTTGCGCGGTCAGCTTTCATCACGCGGTTCTTGAATACTGTATGACCTGCAGTGACTGCTAGTTCTGTTTTGGTTAGCGTTTTCATGTTTAGTTCCTTTCGGGTTAGATTAAGCGTCAATAAATACAAGTGTGGTCGGTTTTAGGAATATCTCGTTTCCCGTGTCGTAGTTCTCGCAAGTATATGTTGCTGGACCCATCCAATCTTTACGATTGTAATGATGACGAATGAATTCATGCTTTGCGTCTAGTTTACGCTTGAACGTTTCACCTTGTTTTACTTTTCTTAATTCTACTTGTTTCATCTTGTTTCCTATTGGTTACCAGCCGAACCGTTCGACCTTGAACCAAGCTTTAACCCGAAACGATTAGAACTGTCAACATAATAATTTGCACCAACTAGAAAACAATAGAGAGCGGCTAGGGACTGCAGGTTTCGAAAACGCTAGGGCAGAACCATAAAGGCACCACAAATTCGCAGAACCTGCACGACCCCAACAAGAACCATGCAAATATGGCCTCAAAGTAACCCATAGTTATACCCCGCCCCCCTTATTTTGTGGGGTTTGGCGGCAGTCTGGTGCAAATTCTGGTGCAATCTGCCCGTTCACGAGAAAAACTGCAGCGGGTGGCATGGGGGGAAAACTCGACGGACCTTTATACGTTAGCACTTCAGATTTTTCCGTTAAATTATTCGCCCCTATTAGCCACTTCCCGTTCCCTTGCAGCTTTCCTCTCGTCATCTGTCATGGGCCTTATGCTCATCACAGACCCTTACCGTCACCTATCGAAACCTCAAAGCGTTGACAGAAGGGACACTTGTCGTGTGCTACACGATACAGTTCACCTCTAGTTAACCCAATGTCTTTCAACTCGTTATCGGTATGTAACCTTAAAGTCTCTAAAGCTTTGTTAGCTCTACGATGGTACATATAGTCAGCTAATAGCTGTCTTAGTTCTTTTATCATGGATATGCCTATGTAGGGCACCCACTATAGTCACTTATAGTAACTAGTAGTCACTATAGCTTTCTATAGATGGGGTTCCCTTATCAATTTTCTTATTATTGTTTTACAGATAAACTTTAAGTTACCTTTAGGGGTTCCTCTTAGGGTGCAACCTAATTCCACTTTAGGGTAGTGTTATTACCACCTATGTGTCCTGTAACTACTGCGAAGCCCATAGAGGCTTGTCTTTTAACTTTCTCTAGTTCACCCATCATGGCTTCGTGTCTTCTAGCAGATATTCTGTTATCTGCATCTTGAGCCATGTGTTCTACCCAATATTGTGTTGCCATTGCTAGGGCATCTAATCGGTCATCGTTAGTTAGGGCACCACGTTCTCTTGTGATACGTGTTAGCTGATACATAAGCTGATAACGTAGTGATTGTTCTGGTGGTAGGTGTTGACAGCTATCATAATCTCTTTTGATTAGCTTCTTATCTATAACCATCTTGTGTTGGTTTAACACGGGTTCCAGAACATCAATAATACGTTTCTCTTTTTGTATATTGTGTCTAACTTCCGACAGGGTAACTGGATGTATCTTAGTTAACACTGGGATAAACAGTTGGTTAAACATACCGTCACCAAAGTTACTCTCGACGATAATCTCATTAACCTGTTCTTCTTTAGCAATCTTAGCGAGTTCTTGTAGAGCCTCTTCAGAGTACCCGCCAGATATACCACCACATCTACGGACATACAGGTAACCATTAAGCATCTTAACGACTGCATAGCCTGTTTCGTCCTTACCTCTACCAGAGGGGTCGATAGACATTACAGAGCCTGTATATTCCACAAAGTTATCTGACATGAACATAGGTTTATGGTAGTGGTCACCATTGAATGCTACGTTAGGTAGTTCCTCTACGATATACTCTTCATCAGATGACCATGAGAGCTTCTCAGGGGCTTCGTGAGTGGGGATATCCATTACTAGTAGGTCACCTACCTTTAGAGGGTATCTTTCAGCGTCAGAGAGCCTTGTATCGAGCATGAACTGTAGGGCGAATCCACTACGTCCATAGGATGCTTCCCGTTCCATTAGATCGAAGTCTGAGAAACGTTGAGGGTCTGTAGATTCACCTACAGTTACCTCGCCTAACTCCATCTCTTTTCTGATGATAGGGGCAATCTTATTACCGTAGCCAATCATCTGGTCCTCTGTAGGATACCTAGCTGGCCAGATGCGTACCTTATAGCCACGATCAGGTAGCTTGTTGTACAAACTTTCTTGGTTCTGTGGTGTACCTAGATAGATAATACGTCCATCAGGTTTCAGGATAGCATCAAATTCTTTTACAGCCTCTGATAGCTTATCTCTCATACCTTGTGTTGCTGAGTTATTAGGTACTTCAATATCGTCTGCAATCAATACATCTGCACGTGAACCTGCAAGTTGCCCTGTGACACCTACAGACTTAACTGAGGGTGCGTGTGAGGCGTTAGCTGGTCCTACGTCAAAAGATATTTTAGATTGCCGTTGGTCATCTCTAGGCACTAGGTGTGCTAGGATTTCCATTTCTTTAATCAATCGTAGTGTAAAGGTTGTGAAGTCATCTGCACGGTTCTTTGAGGCAGATACAACAAGTATGTTTAGTTGTGGGTTCATATACAAAAGCCACACTACATAGGCTGATGTAATCCACGATTTACCAACACCCCGAAAGGCTTCTACAATCATACGCTTCTCACCATGTTGTATGTGTTTAGCTATGTCGTATTGAACCTTTGTAGGGTCTGGTAGGTTTAGGTGTTTCCATGTGACATACAAGAACTTACGGAAATCGCTTAGTGGGTCTTGGTCAATAGGGACACCTAATGAGGTTGTCTCTTTAAACATTAGTGGCGCATCTCTGACGGGTCTGAATCTTCGTCATTAAAGTCTGGTAGGCTTGCTACTAGGTTACCTAGAGGTGAACCCTCGGTAGCCACACCGTCAATGTTGTTATCTTTTAGAAACTGACGGGCAACGTTAAGGTCACTCGCTTTAGCTTCTGGGTCTGATACACGTGCTAACAGTTGTTCTGCTAATACTTTGTGTAGCATCTCCATTAGTTCTTTCTGAGAACTCATGTCTGTCTTCTCCTAAATAGAAGGTTGCTTAGTCCTCTACCCATTTCTGAGGGACTAGGTGCCAGCCACCCAATAACCAATGCAATGATAACCCACATGGGTATCTCCTGATTAATGTTTACGGTGTCTGCAATTGCCTCTAGTTCCTTCTCGGTAATGATGACATCTCTACCAGCATCGGCGTTTCGCTGTTCTACAACGACTTGCTGGGTTGCCTCTTGTGCCATTTGTGTTCCTACGGCTGTTGCCGAGATGCCCTTATTAGAGGGCAATAGAAATGACGGGATGCTTGAACACCCCGCCATAACTAGAAACAATGAGAGGCTAACAAGTAGCCTTAGTTTCATTTCGAAATTGAAACTTGTGTTGATACAGACCCTTTAGAACCCAGTAGGAAGTACGCAGATACAAGTCCTGATAAGGCTAAGTATTGTGCCATCAAGATACTATCTGCAGCCGCCATACGGGCAGGGGCTATAATTGTGGCAATCGTAGAGATTACCATTAGTCCTAATGCGACCCAGCACATGATGCGTCGATTAGCCTGATAGGCTTGCTTATCAACAATATGTCCATCGGTCATATTAAAATCCTTTGTAATACCAAACGAGGCCAGCAAGCGCAGCAACAACAAGGGCAAAGCCAACAAAGATACCAATGGCTAACGCTATGTTTTCCATTAGTTCTTCACGTTCCTTTTGAGCTTGTCTCTCAGCTTCCTTACGTTTCTTACGGGCTTCTGCCTGAAACCTAATCCAATCTGAATGTAGACCTGCGCGTCCCGCGTAAATCATCAGTTGCTTTAGGTCAGCTTCAGCCTGACGTATTTCTTCTAGAGCCAAGAACTCTTCTAGGTCTGTATTAGCCTTAGTGTTGAAGGGGTTGCTTTTACGTTTGTTTAGTTTCTTCTGCAGGTCATCTTTAGACTGCACCATTGTGCTAATCTGCGAAGCTACAGTGACTAGTTCACGACCTGCCTGAACTGCACCTTTCACGGTTTTATAAGCCGCCGTGAAGGCTGCTAATTCCGCAAGCATACTATGTCCTGTTAAATAGAGTTAACGTTCTGCCATCATTTCAACGGCAGATCGTATTGCTTTAATGTTCTCGTCCATTCGAGCCATACTTACCGCTAGGGCATGTATGTTATCTTCTATGGTAGACACACGTATCTCTAGACGAGTAAGGTCTTCTCGGTTCTTTTCGACGTTAGCTATAGTCATACTTACAACGTACACTATCGCTATTGCTTGAACGATTAGACCAAATAAAAATGTGATTGGCACACTCTTAGAAAGGTGCCAGTTATCTTGCTGGTCTGTCATGGGGGAGAGTTACCTACGGGGTATCTGGGAAGGTTACATCGGGCCAACTTTCGTCAGCCGTGATGTCGCGTAAAGATTGTCTGTAAGTTGCCCAAGCGGTCTTGTCTTCATTGCTTAACGGACTGTCATTCATTTGTGTCCAATCGCTGTCAGCAAGCAACTTGTCACGCTCTGCGCGTTTGTCTTTTTCAATTACAACTGCTTGTTCTTGCGCACGTGTCTCTGGGGAAACGTAAGGTTGCCACCAGTTACAACGTCCAGAATATTCATTAACAAAACCTTCCACTTCTGCTGCCGACCCAAATGGAACAGTAGTAAAGACATTGTATGGTGGCAAAAAGAACTCTAAAGTTTCTTGCTCATTTACCACATGACAAGATAAATCGTCATTTACTGTAATACTAAGCATCGGATTCTACCCCAATGATTGTACCCCCATATGACCACGCTTTAACTGCGTCACCCGCAAATAAAGTAATAGGGTATGCTGGATTATATTGGTGTCCAAATTGATAACCTACTTGACTACCGCCGTTTGGTACAATTTGCATGGCACTAGTGTTACCAGCGTAGTGTGTGTTAAAATATCCTACAAACTTACGCCCTGCTGGAACAGTGTATATGATTGTATTAGCAACCGCTTCTAAGAAGATAGTTTTATCAGGTTGTGCAGTAGTTCCAGTTGACGATGAACTACTTGATGAATCTGGGACTAAACTCATTTGTATGTCTCCTTAAGTTGTTGACTTCACGCCAAGCAATTGAATGCCAAATGTGGGTGCTGTAACCCCAGCGGCGGCAGCTTCAGCAGTCGTTGCGTCTGATGTGCTTACTTCAAGAAAGTCTTTAAAGTTTGTATTACCTGCAACTTCAAAACTGGCTTTGTCATAATTATCACCAAAGAAGTCTCCATCTTTGTCCATATTATACAAAACGTTATCAGTACCAGTAAATTGAACGCCACCATAAGGGGCATGTGTAATTCGTGCATTTACAGAAATGTTGGTTCGATGTGCTGGTGTTTGAGTTATATATTGATAACCTGTATAACTACCGCCAGTTGTGCTACTTTGGTTAGCTAAAAGATATGTAAGAGTATGAGGCAACTCCGTTACATAAAAATTACCATTGGCCTGTTCCCAAATATATAACTTATCATCTCTAGCATCATGAGAAACGCAGAAAAAGTTATTACCAGAACTAGCACCACCAATTGTTGTGTATTGCTTTAACGCACCAGTATTATAACTGAGCGCATATATTATTCCGTTATAACCACTACTCGGTCTGTACCAAAGATGGTCTTGGAAGAAGAAATGTCTTGGGTAACTTGAAGTTGGGTATGGAGATGCGTTGCTGGTAATAGAGCCTCCAGACCCAGGATTGGATGTTGGCGATGAGTCATAATTTGTCTTGTAAAAAGTTGAACCACTGTTTTCAAAAGCAATAAAATCTCCATTATTCATAGAGGCCACACCCAAAGCCCTGTAATTTTGATATTGGAGTTGAGATTCAGCATTAGGGGACTGCCTCATATACCGTAAAGTTTGGACAGAGTTATTGTCGTGAGAAGTTTGATACCAATATGCTTGGTTAGCATTATCGTAGTTTAGCTTAACGTCGATAGTGTCGTTTAAGTATTGACTAAACAGACCAGAACCAACCAGTGAACTTGAGGTTGTTTTGCTTGTAGAACCGTCTACATAAATCTTTTCTTCAAAAAGCGGACGACCACTACTATCCCTCGCAGTAATTGTATCTTTCTTAAAAGTATAAGGATAATTGGTAGTCTTAATTTTTAATGTCGAATTTGGTGGAATAACCAAACTACCTGTAGCATTCTTTGTTATGCTACCTACGTTAAATCCATTCAATTCTAGATATGTATTATTCAAATCTGATGTATTATTTACATACATATCTTTGATAACATAACTAGTATTTGAGTTTGTTGTCACGATGGTTTCTTCACCATCATTTAATTGCGTAGAGCCAAGAGAGGCATTACGATATATCTCAAAAAAAGTATCAGCCATTTGTTTCTCCTAGCTTAACTAAAGGCTACTATTGATGCGTATGAGACACCTGCGCTTGCGACAGCCGTGTCTACGTAATTTTTGTTTACTGCGTCAGTTCCAGATGAAACTGTGTCAACGCCTTGAATGCGGCCTGTGCCACCAAGAACAATGTCACCACCGTTGACTGTTAGGTCGCCGCTAAGTGTACCGCCTGATGTTGAGAACTTTCCGTCGAGTGCAGACTGCAATCCATCGACGTTACTGATGACATGGTTGTGGCTATCGTCAGCGATTGTGACACTGAGCGTTGCATTCCCTAGATTTGTGAATGTTGCAGAACCAGAAACATCACCAGACAGCGTGAGGGTAGGGTCAGGCTTGTTGGTCGTATTGCCCCAATCAAGATAATACGAGCCATGCTGCCCATCTAACTGGTCTGCGTTGATGTTGAGAGCGTCAATGTCAGCTTTTGTTTGGTCAGCGGTAGCACCTGTTTCTATGCCATCTAACTTAGAGCCATCAGCGGATACATCACGACCATCGAAGGTTTGACCAGACACAAAGTTAATTGCACCTGTCATGGTGCCGCCAGTAAGGTCTAACTTTGTTGAAAGGTCTACAGTAGACCAAGCGTAATCTGTACCGTTCCAGCCAAGGTATTGACCGCTTGTGGCACCACTTACGTTTAGGTGTCCATCTACAAGTGGTTCAACATTTGCCGCATCAGTTACATCAGCGTTGGTTTCAATCGTATCCAGCTTTGAACCATCGGCAGATACGTCACGACCATCTACAGTTTCGCTGCCAGAGAACGTTAGGTTGCCTGTAAGCTGCCCACCTGTCAGTGGTAAGAAGCCAGAACCAGCGGTTACGCCTTGTTCCCATGCAGATGTGCTTGCGTTGTAAACTTTTAGGACACCCGCTGTTGTGTTGTAGAACAGGTCACCATCGTCGTTGCCTGATGATGGGTCTGTCGTACCAACGCGGTAAACGTCAAAGAAGTCATTTACGTTGTTGATATTGGTTGCCACAGTGCTGACGTTGCTGATTGAACCAGCCACAGTGTTCACATTGGCAATATCTGTCGCCACAGTTCCAATATCGCTTGCATCAGCGGCAACCGAATTGATGTTTGTTTCGTTACCTGCAACGGAATTGATATTCGTGGCGTTACCCGCAACTGCATTTACATTTGCAATGTTGGTTGAAACTGTGCCGATGTCAGTTGCATCAGCCGCTACCGTTGTGACATCTGAAGAGATGCCAGCCACAGTGGTTACGTTTCCTGAGATACCTGCAACTGTTGTGATGTCTGCGTCATTACCAGCAACTGTGTTGATGTTGGTTGTATTTCCAGCAACGGTCGTCACATCGCTGCTAACGCCAGCCACTGTGTTTACATTGGTGATGTTTGTACCAACCGTATCTACATTAGTGATAGATGCTGCAACGGTTTCAATTTCAGACACCGCCTCATTCAAGTCGTTTGCGGCGGTAATAACAGCGGCAATATCGCTTGAGACTGTCGAAACGTCCGTAATAGCAGTTGCAACGGTGTTAATCTGAGAGATGTTCGTTGCGGCTGTGTTGATACTAGCAATGTCAGTTGCAGCGGTGTTTACGTTTGCAATATCACCAGCGACTGTATTGACGTTTGTGATTGAGCCAGCCGTTGTATTTACGTTCGCAATTGAGCCGCCAACCGCTGATACATTAGCGTTGTTGGTTGAAACTGTAGACACATCAGAAGCGATACCAGAGACAGTCGTAACTGCCGCACTAATACCTGCAACTGTTGTCACATCACCATCAATCGTACCAACGTTGTTGACGTTCGTAATGTTGCCAGCAACCGTGTTGATATTCGCAATATCAGTCGCCGCTGTTGTCACGTTTGTGTTGTTTGCCGCGACTGTTGATACAGCCGTGTTAATACCCGCAACCGTCGAAATGTCTGTTGCATTCCCAGCAACGGCAGTCACGTTCGCGTCATTGTTTGCAACCGTTGTGACGTTTCCGCTGATGCCAGCCACAGTCGTGATGTTGGCATCGTTCGTTGCCACTGTAGTGACGTTCGCATCATTATTCGCAACTGTAGTAACATCGCCACTGATACCCGCCACTGTTGTGACGTTTGCATCAATACCCGCAACCGTGTTCACATTTGCGATGTTCGTCGCTGTGGTTGTTACGTTGGCATCATTTGTTGCCACAGCTGTGACATTGCCAGAGATACCAGCAACGGTCGTCACGTCACTGTCTATTCCAGCGACTGTTGTCACATTCGCATCGTTATTGGCGACCGTAGTTACATTGCTGTCAATATTGGCAACCTTGGTCACGTCAGTCGAAATACTTGCGACTGTCAGCACGTCATCAATGTTTGCATCAACAGTTGCTTTAGCGTCTTCCGCAATGTCACGAGCTTCTTCAGCTAAGTAACGCGACTGTTGGTGTGCTAAGTCTAGATCAGCTTCAAACAGTGTACTACCGTCTGTGAAGTCAACTAGAGGTGCCGATGGGGTGCCGCGTTGAATTACAATCTTTGCATTTGCAGCGGGTGCAGATGAAAATTCTACAGTAGTGTCATTTACAAAAGTAAACGTAGCAGCAACATCATCGATAGTAACAACCACGTCATCACGGCTTATGTACTCAAAAGTTATGACATACTGTGTGGTTGAGCCATCACCCGTATAGGTAACAATGGATACAGCCATTTATATCTCCTAAATAAAAAGACCCCCATAAGGGGGCCGTGGTTGTTAATTTCTTGGTGGGAACTCAAAGACAAGATTATCCTGTTCACTAGGGTCACCCCCAGCTTGTATAGATTTTCTAATAGCTTTGTTTTCGTAAACTGCTCTGGTTAAATCTGGATATTCTTTGAACAGTTCAGCTTTTGCTTTCTGTTTATACGTCTGAATAATTAGATTTAAACGTTGTACACGTGGGTCATCTTCACTTCGAAGTTGTGCAATTTCAGCTTCGTTACCTAACTTAGCATACTTTGAACTTCTAATTTCACGAAGTAAGGCATCCTTTAGAGACAAACGACCAAAGCGTGTCGTACCTAAAATCTCGTTGTAACGTTGATAAACCTCTGGTGATAACTCAATGTCACCAATGTTTTTCTGTGGTCCAACAAACGCATGATTAAGGTTACGCAGTTCTGTGTAAAGTTCTGCAATATCCTGTTTCTCAGTCATCAAGTCTTTCTGACGAATAAATCCCATGAAGTATCGTGGTGAATCCATTCTCTCGCCAGTAAGCCAATCGACCTTAACGGCTGCATCATTCATGCCCATAACACGTGCTTTAACTTTATCAGTCAAAGACCGTAGCTCTTGCTGTAATCCAAGTTGGTCTTGGTTGTATTGGTAAGAGAACTGTGCGTAAGGCACCGTAGATGCTATGCGGTTACCTAAGAAACCTTCTAGTTCCCAAGGCTGTGCCGAGCCATCAAACATGCGCATAGCTTCGCTAAGTCCCATCATGTACGTCTTGTCCATAATGTTATTAGAGAAAGAAGCTACAGCCATAGAGGTAAGCTCAAGAAGCTCTGGGTTTTTAGTATCCCCAACATATTCCCACATTTCGTTGATATCACCAATGATACCAAACATAAAACCATGCGGGTCCATCTTGCGTAGCTCTAGCCACTGAGGGTTTTCTGCAGTCCCAATGTTTACCGAATAGGGTTGCCAATCGGGAGATGCATTCCAGAGTTTAGCTTTGTTAACATCGTTAGTGTATGATGGGCCACCACCAGTGATGCGACCTTCACCTGCATACTTAAACGCTAAGACAGATGCTACAGCACCCATGACTTGTGAGCCATAAAGCATTGCTTTTTCTTCGGGTGTACCCTTTGAAAATATTTCACGCTGTCTTTTCATTGCAAAGTTTAATAGGGGCGCACGTTCAAATGATGTACGAAGAATGTTTGTAGGTGTTTGAACAAACGGCATGATCTGACGTAGTGCAGGGAACTGTGTTAAGAAATCCTGTATTTCTTTACTAAACGTTCCGCGTCTTAAAGGTGTCGTGAAAGTTGATTCACGTGCCTCGTCTAACGCATTACGAGCGTACACACTTGCGTGGTTATAGGTGCCAAGGTTTCGTTTGATAAATTCAGCTTTTGCCGCTTCATCATCTACCACCTTACCAGCATCCACCATATCCTCCCACCTTTCAGTAAGAGTTTCTTTGGTGTTAATTGCTTTTTCTATTTCACCACGAATGTAATCATCACGATTAACATAACCAGCTTTGGCTATATCCTCATCACTCATACGCCGTGCTGTTGAAACAACATTAGCTTTTAGACGTGAACGGAATGCAATCTGTTTAAACAGTTCGTCTTCTGCCTGTAGGAAGCGACCTGCGCCTCGCACAAACTTACCAAGACTGTTTACAGTAAAGCCTGTGGCACCGCCACGTTCTGTAGCAATGGCACGACCATTACCCTGTCCTGACGGGTCAAATTTACTTGCGGTATCTAAAACACCTTCCTCACGCCACCAAGAACGCATGGCATTACTAAACGCACTATCGCCACCATGATAA